GCTCAACCCGGAGCCAGGGGATGACCTCCCGTAGGACCCCCACAACCACGTCCCGGAGGGCATTCCATATCCCTTCCGCGTTGGCAAGCCACTGTCGGACCGTCTCCGTTCCTTCCGTGGCGAACCAGTACATAAGCTCACGGCCAAAGCCCAGGACCTCGTTGATGACGTCCGAGAAGGTCCGAGCGAACTGAACAATGACCCCGGCAATCTCGGGTCCGAAAGCCGCCTCAAGCCCTTCCCGGAGCTCACTCCAATGTCCTCCTCCGGTGAGCAGGGCAAACACTTCTCCCGCCGCTTGGAGTAGACCTCCGAGCCCCACGCTCACAAAGGACTCGATTTCCATCAGTGCGCCCCGGAAAAGCTCCGCCAAGCCGTAGGGAAGGATGTCCTCCCAGGGAAAGTCCGCAACGGTCCCGGTGAAGAGCATCTCGAGGGCCGTCCTGACGACACCTACAATCTCCAGCACCTGACCAAACACCTTCATAAAGGACACCCCCGCCTCGTAGATGGACGGGACAAGGTTGTTGGACAGGTAGGCCGCAAGGCTCGTGGTCCAGTCTAGGAGCTTGGGCCCTATGTTGGACACGATGACGTTGAGAGGAGTTAGGAAGGCTTCGAGGACCGGGAGGAGCGCAAGCCCTATGTTGTCCTTGAGGTTGGCAACGATAGTGGAGAAGGAAGCCAACTGTTGACCCGCCTTCCCTGCGACACCCGGCATAGAGGCGGTGTTGGCCTGGAGCTTTTCCATCACGACAGCGGTCATACCCGCTTGAATCTCGGTCTTGGAGAGGGCCTCCTTTTCCTTCCCGAACATCGCAACCGCCCGCTCCGTTGCGGACTCGAGCGTGACCTGAATGCCGAGGTTGTCGAGAATCATTGGGGAAAGACGTCCGATACCGCGCACGAGGGACTCCATCATATAGTCCATAGAGGTCCCGGTGGCGGCAGAGACTTTCTGGAGATACTGCATCGCATCCGGAAGGGTATTGGCAAAGTCCTTCGACACAAGCATAGCCGCCTGGTTGTAGGACTTCATCAGGTCGATGTCCTTGACCATACCGGAGGAGGCTCCCCGGAGTTTGTTGAGCATATCCGAGCCGGACCCGGCAACGCCGTCAAAGGCAGACTTGATGCCTTGTAGCGGGATTGCGTCAATCGCCAGCTTGGTCAGAGCGGCAGCCGTCCCGATTACAGCGGTCCCGGCTGCCGCCGCCGCAACTCCAAGTCCCCCAAAGGACCCTCTGATGTTTTGTAGACCGTGCGATGCCTCATCCTTCAACGTCATAATGAGAGCAAGGGTCAGATCTTCACTTCCCACTTTTGGCCCTCCGAGTTACCTGTTCTGACTCATACTTTTCCCGCTTGGCCTTCGCCTCCTCCCAAGCAACTAGCCGGTAAAACCAAACAGTTTGCTCGTCATCGAGCTCCTCGAGTGTCCACGGTGGCACCCCCCACTTTTCGGCTGCTACGAGGTAGTCAACCCATCCGGGGACTTTTCGCCCTCCGCACTGACCCCATCCCCGGAGGAGGGTCCACTCGGCAAAGGGAGGACGTCCTTCGCCTGATTCTTGCTCTTGAACTCCGCCAGAAGCTCCATAAGCTCCGGTGATGTGAGCTCGTCAAGCTCCTCGAAAGTCCAGTTGCAGTTACCCGCAAGAATCGCCTGGACCTCCTCAATCATATCCGCTTCTGACAGCTTCTTTTCATCCAGCCGCAAGAGCTTTTTCTGCGTCTTGAGGCTCATCGGCTTGATTACAAGAGGCTTCTCGGGCTTCACGGTCTTCTCCTCCTACGTCAGATTAGCCAGCTGATTCACAACGACAATCGAGAAGTTGTTGGTGCCATCGAAGATGACCTCAAACGGGAGCCGAACAACATCATCGCCATCTTCGTCCTCGACCACTGGAACTTCCGTGTACTTGAGCGGGGCGTTGATGACCAGGCTCTTGTACGTGTACGCCGTTCCGGCCGTAGTCAGGGCAGAACCCTCAAAGACCATGCGAACCAGGCGCTTCGTCTCGGCCCTGGCCGCGTTGATTTCAGCCTCCCCGGTTGCGTCGTGCTCGAGGATGAGCACTCCCGTTATCTTCGGAGAGCCCTGCTTGATGGCATAGAAGTACAGGTTGCCGTCCGCCGACTCTACCGCCCGAAAGCCGCTGACCCCGGTGAGCTCAAAGCCCAGGAAGGTCCCCGTCTTCTGCGTAGTGCCGAGGGTGGTGGCGTCGATGTACAGCTTGCCCTTCCCAAAGAGAATCTCCTCCACGGAAGGAACCGACTGCCCTGCCGTGAACTCGGCATCGGTTGACTGTCGGCCAATCCAGCTTGCGCTCATCTGGAGGGCCTCTCCGGGAGCCCCGGACAGTCTCCACTCGGTGACTACACTGTACTCCATCTCGTCAACCCGAGCGTTGTCTCCCTGCTCGATGGTGAACGTCTTGGGAGTAGCTTGAGCGTTGGTGCTCAAGTTGTAGGTGTAGATGTAGCCCGAGCCGCCGCCGTCTGCCGAGCCGTCCGTGTCCGCCATCAGACCCGCGCAAAGGATATAGGGCAACTGCTCAAACGTCGCCGGGGTGTCCTCCATCTCGAGTTGTGCCAGGAGCCTACCGACAAAGGACCTCCCCTGACCAGTCAGGAGCCCGATGTCCTCCTCCACGATGGTGATTTCACGAGCGTCCCGGATGACCCCGTTGCCGCGCCAAATAGTCGTTGCGGCCACCGCCGTTCCCGCCGTAGTCTCTTGTCCAATCTGAATCTTCCGAAGTCCCTTCACTCCATAGACCATTTTAGCCTCCTCTCTACTGCTGTAAGTACAGTAACCCGTCCTTTGTCAAGACGTCCGGGTGTTCAGCGACATACCTCTCAAACCGGTTCTTGTCGGCCCATTCTACAATCATATGCGGAGAAGTGCAAGTGGTGTCGCACCAAAGCCCTACTCCGTGCCGGAGAGCCTCGAGGGAAAACCAAGTGTCCTCGGAAGGGAACTTGTATTGGTCCGCTTGCTCATAGTTATACTTGAACCAGGGGCAAGGTATCCGCTCGAAAGCCTCCCGAGCAACCAACATCGCACAAGTCCCGAGGAGATGGACCTTCACAATCCCCTTCGGGAAGTCCTTGAGGGTGAACACCTTTCCCTCCGGGTCCAGGAAGTACACGTTGGGCTCAAAGGGAGGTCCCCGCCGGTAGTTGAGCCCTCCAATCACGAGCTTCTTGGGGTCCTTCTGGACGTGACGCACGAGCCGCGCCACGGTGTCCGCCGGGTGTAGGTGGTCCGTGTCCAGCATCAGAAGGTGCGTGAACTCCGGATTCTCAAGCAAGTGCTTCGCCATCATACACCGCCCGAGGTCGGTCCGGGAGTACCCCATATTCACGTAGGCAAAGCCCTGTTGAGCAAAAGCAACCCGGCTGAACTCTGTTTCGCTAGGGATGGTGCGCTCAAAAGGGAAGCCGATGATGACCGACACTTCGGTCTGACGTGGCCGCTTCTCCGCCGGCATATCAATCGTTCCCGCGAACCGGCCAAACTTGTCCTTGCTCTCCGGTTCCATAACGAGCTTGGAGCCCTGTTGAGCCGCCAGTACAGCCATCTCGTGGTCGTATCCCGCCCAGTGGAGGTCGTCCCCCATCCAGGTCCCGTTGGGAGCAACGAGGTCCAGAGACGCCCTTGCCATCCTCTCCCGAACCGAGATGACCCCGAGGTCATAGAACAAGAAGTCAAAGGACCCGCTCCGGTCATCCCACAGCTTCCACAGCCCCCCGCCTACGCCCTTCTCCTCCGCGTAGGCCTTGCTCTTGGCCAGCCAGTCCGGGTCAGTGTCCAGGCTCGTAACCTGGCCGCCGTTCTCTTTGGCCCAAAGCCGCAACAGATAGGAAGTGAACCCGCTTCCACAGTCACAAAGCGTTGCGGGGCGCACCCGCTCCAATTCCCGCCAGATACTTTCCACGACCTCCCACCCAACCGCGTACTGCGGGAGCGACACGTTTGTCACGTACTGGCCATGGTCAGCCCGAACCGCTTCGAAGTCCACTGTTCTCCTTTACAAGACTGTGAATTTGTAGGTAAGCTCCAAGTGGTAGCCAAGCGTCTGGACGCCGCCCCACTCCATCGCCCGAAAGGACATGTACAGCCGATTGAGGGAATTGGTCACGCCCCCCAGGGTTGGGTCGGCAACCAGGGCCGCCCGCGCCGTGTCACCAAAGCCGCGAACCGCCGCTACGTCATACGGAAGGTCTTTCCGCGCCACATGAATCTCCGCTATGACCGTGTCCAGCGTGTAGCCCCAAGTGGCGTCCACAGGGTTGGCGTCCCCTTCGCTCCACCAAACCACCGCGAAAGGGAAGGCCGTCATTTGCTCCGCAGGTTCGTCGGGGGCGAACTTGATGCCCGAAAGGGCCCTCAGTTTGGCCACAACCGCGTCGGTCACTTGCTGTATTGTGGTTGCCATCACTTACCCCCAAGCTCCGTTCCTATGTCAAACAGGCAATCCTTCCCCGCCTTGCGGAACTCCGCCATGGCCTCCTCCACCGCTTTCCGTAGATACATGCGGGGGGCCAGGCCGCCCCTCATGGAGATAATCCGCGCCACTTGCCAGCCGCCCTTGAAGCCGTGGCGCCTGGCCCACACGTTGAGCGCCCCCGCCGGAGGATTGTGTTGTTCCTTGTGAGGGCCAGGGAAGTCGCTCAGCCGCCCCGTTCCAAACTCCATGTACGGGGCGTAAAATACGTTCGTGCCAACTTTGGCCCAATGCGGAACCGCGTTCTTCGTGTCCAGCACAAATGTAATGCTAGAGCGTAGGCGACCAGTGTCAACAGGCGCCCGCGTCTTGGCCCTGGCGACCACCGCCGTGGCCATCCTGGTCAGCATGCGGGTCGAGGGCCTGGCGATAACCCCCGCGTCGTGTAGTTTGGCCAGGGCCTTGTCCAGTCCTTCTATCGTGACAACCGTGTTCGCGCTCACGCCAGGCCCCTCACCCTTGGGCGATAGAAACTTTCCAGCAGCTTCTTCACGTCCGGGTCAAGCGTCGGGATAGTGATACCCATTCTCATTTCCCCCAGGGCCACGTCGCCCGCCACACCCAGGGGGGTATCCTTCCGCTTCCAGATGCGGGCCGCCTGAATAAGCGCCGCCTCCTGAACCATGGGAGGGTAGCACCAAACGTAGGCCGTGGCCGCCGCCTGAACCGCCGCCGTGGTTCCGTTCACGCCCCGAACCGCCGTCAGGTTGTTCCCGGAAATGGCCGTGATGTACGCCTGTTCAGCCCCCATCAGGATAGTTTGCCCGACCGCGAACTTGGTTCCGTCCGAGGCCGTGAGAGTGGTTCCGCCAGCCGTGGCTACAGTGATAGTAGCCCCCGCCGCCTTGTAGGGCGACGCGCTCTCACCATCACCGTAGCCCCACTGGCCCACAATCTTGATGGCTTGCTGACCACGCACCCAGTACGAGTAGTCGCCCTGGCGCAAGTCCAGGTCAATCCGGCTCTTGGGGTAGGAATTGTAGGGGTACAGCACGTAGTCCGTGGCCGCCAGGACGTCCTCCCAGGCCGCGTCACCGTCCGAATCCATGGCGATAGACGAAACCGCCAACAGGTCGTCCACGTAGAGCCGCGATTCGTACTCGGTCAGGCGCTCGGAGTACATATCCACCACCCGCCCGACGCCCACTGTTCCGTCGTAGTACTTTGTGGCCGTTTCCACAAAGAACCGCCGCCTGGTATGGGCGTCTATCAGGCGAGACACCGCCTCCAGCACGGCAAGCATCCGGGCCGTTTCGGCCGCCGACCAGGTCACGCCACTGGAAGGGTCAAGCACGTATTTGAGCGCCGTCACGTCGGCGTAGGTTCCGTAGAACATGGCGCCCCCCCTTTACCGAATGTACAGGTAGACAGTACCCTTTTTCGCGTCCCCTGCAGTGGAAATCGCCAGGGTTAGCTTGCTCTGGGCGACAGGGATGAAGCCCGACGTCACGTACTCGGCATTGGCCGTGTCCCTGTTCGCGCCCTGGCCCGCCAAGAGGTCAACGCCGTTCGCGTCCTTGATGGTAATGTCGTAGTTATCGGTCGGGGCGTCAGCGCCACCATCAGGGACAGTGACCAGGGCCAGAATCTCACCGTCGAACACCGCCGTAGTGACAGAGCCAACCACCGCGCCGCCGTCAGTACAAGCCCAGTCCCACACAATCCGCTTGATGGAGCCAAAAGTGTTCTCCGTGATGGTGACAACTTGTGCAGTAGGCATTATTCCTCCTCCGCCTCGCGCCGCTTACGCCTGGGCCGCTGAGGCTCCTCGCCCGCCATAATGGCCGCGTCCGTGGCCTCAGTCATTTGCCGCCCCACCTGGGCCAGCGCCTCGGCAATAATAGGGTCAACCGCGGGGCCAGGCGCCACCACAGCGCCAGGCTCCACCGCCTGGAAAATATGCGGGAGAGCCAACAGGCGCTCGGCCTCCCATTCCTCTACGTCCACGACCAGGCCCTTCTTGTACCAGGCCCGCTCAGTCTTGTAGTCGTTCAGAACGCGAATCTTGACCATGGGTTCACCCCTTCTGCCAGGCCGCTTCGTTCTTGGCAATCTCGTCGGGTTTCCGCCACCCTGCGTCCGTTTCCCTGTAAACCACCTTGTACCGCCTGGCCAGCGTCAGGGCCAGTTCCCGCTTCTTCTTCTTTTCCTCGTCAAGCTCTTCCTGCGGGAGTGGTTCTTTCTCTTCTTCGTCAGCGTCCTTGGCCCGCCGCGCCTTCCGAATCATCTTGTCCCTGTCAGGAATGTAGCCCTTCTTGTCAGCCATGGCCCCCTACTCCAAACTTGTCACAAAGTGACATATGCTCCGGGCGAACCAGGTTGCTCTTGCTCAACTCATCCAGCCGCGCCGCGATAATGGCGATGGCCCTTGGGCCAAGCTCTATCTCGGCCTCTTGTGGGGCCTCCATGTTCCAGAACACTTGACCAGGCCCGCTCATCCCCTGGTAGCCGCAAGCGCCACATGTTCGCTCCGGAGAAAGCCGCATTTCAGCGCCCGGATAGACCACTTCTTTACTACCACACCGCGGACACCCCTGGCTCCAGTCCTGGCCATTCTTTGGGTTCAGCGCCACCAACTCCGCCTCCGCGAACCCTATCTTGTGCTTCATTTCCATGATGAGCCGCATGGTGAGGGCGTCATGAGAGGAAGGGAGAATGTTCAGAAGAATTATCCGCTCGAACACCGTTAGCTTCATCGGGCCTCCCCTAGTAGTGGAGCGGATTGTTTGGGGCACAATCCGCAAAGCCCTTTTCTCTACGCCGTGTACATGGGAACCGTGTACAGAACACCGTTCAGGTACATTTTCAGGTGCTTGTTCTGTGTGGCTCCCGCCGCCGAATCCTGGGTGAGGCCAGTGGCCGTAGACATGTCCAGGAACGACCCCCAAGTACCCGCCATGGGGTTCGTGACGTGAATGATGGCCGAGCGCCCTGTCATCACGGAACCAAAGTTTGCAGGGTTCACGCCAAAGGCCGACACGACCGTATTGGCCGCGACCGTAGCATTGGCCGCCAAGTCGAGGAAGGACGCCACACCCGCCCGGACAGTGTTGATGCTTCCAGTGAGGGTGACGGTTCCCTGGCTCTCCAAGTGGCCCAACACGCCGCCGATATTGCCGCCAGTGTTTGTACTCGCGATGAACTTCAGCAGCGACTCCGCGCCGTAGGCTGAAATGTCGCCCGTACCAGGGGTCGTGCCGATGAGGTAGCGGAACCTGGCCGCCCTGGTCGAACTGGCCGCCAGAGCCGCCGAACCAGTGTCCGCGCAGATGGAAAGGGCCGAGGTCTTGCTTGCTGACAGCGCCACACCTGACCCGTCAGCCGAGCTTGACACGGCACCCATCGAGATTGCGCCAGTGGTCGTGAACGCGATTCCGCCGCCCACGAATACCAGGTTGTTCGCGCTCTCGTCCCAAAGCATGTAGTACCCGGAAGTGGCCCCAAAGAACTTGACGTCCAGCCCGTCATCGTTGATGCCGAACTGAATGGACGCCCCGTTCCCAACCACGTCCTCGGTAAAGATAAGGTTTCCCGAACTCCAGTATGACTTTACAGCCGTGTCGCCCATGTTCTCCTCCTTCTGCGATTGTGCCAGGCCAGGGCCAGGCGGAGGCCCCACAAGCGCCCCCGCCTGGTCGTTATGCCTGACTAGTCAATCGCGCTTCCATGAGCCGCCTGAGCGTAGCGGCTCTTGGACAGGATGGCGAGGATGCAACCCACAACTGGGTCGTCAACCGCCTCAACCCCCACAAGCTTCACGTAGTGATAGCCAGTGTGGGCGATTTCCTTCACGTCCACTTCGATGGCCAGCATGAAACCACTGGCCGCCGTATTGGTGAAGCCCGCCGTAGTGGCGTCGGTCAGGTCGCCCCAAGTGTCGTTCGTGGTCAGTTCGCGATACCGGAAGGCGATGGCGTGAGTGTTCGACGGAACAGTGTCATCACAGGCCAACACCGTCCAAGTGGACTTGCCCGTACCGCCCGTGTTCACGCCGCCATAGACCAGGAAGGTAACATGGTCATAGTTCCTGACGTCCACGATGGTACTGGCGATGGTTCCAGCGAACGCGTCCGCAATCGGGTCAAGCCCGCAAACTACATGGTTTTCCTGAGTGAAAATCATCGTGTCCTCCTTCCCTCACGCCCTGGCGTCCAGAACGACGAACGGGGAGAGCGTGTTGGCGCTATATGCGGGGGTCAGGGCCGCGTTCCAGGCGGGTTGCCCGTCTACGCGATAGACGAACCGGAAAGCCGTTTCGTCGTAGACGAAGCGCACGTGGATGCTGGAAGCGCTCTCCATCGGCCCCTTGTCAATCATCAGGTACTGCGAAAAGTCGGCCAGGATGATGTCGCCCTGGTCGCCCACCGTGTTGCACTGCTCACAGGCGATAACAGGCCGCCCGAACAGGGTCGAGTACTGCTGACCGCTCAGGCCGCCTGCTGGCATATAGATGGGTACACCACCGGTGCCGACCGCCAAGCTCATCGTGTACAACTGCGGCTCGACGTCCTGGTTAATGAGCCAAACCGCGTTGGCCCTGGAGCGCGCCCACAACCTGCTCCACATTTTCACAATGTTCTGAGCCACAACTGTGTCGGCCGCCTGGCCCGCTTCCTTGGCTACGCTGACCAAACAGGGGGAGTTCAGGATACCCAGGGGCTGCCCCGCGCCAGAACCACGGATAACCGCGTCGTCAATCATGAAGCCAAACTCCTCCGAGAACGCCTTGGAGAGAACCGCGCCCAGGGCTACCGCGTCCTGCAGTAGTTCGTCCGTGGAGTAGCACAGGCCGACCAGCTTCTGGAGGGAAAGCTGCATCTGGCGGAACTTGGGTTTGCTTGCGGTCTTCTGCTCCGCCTCGGCCGCCCAATACGCCTGAACGCCGCCCCACCTGGAGCCGTTGGCCCGGGAGGTTTCGTCAACCGCGTTGATTTTCAGCCCGTTCTTTCCAGGGCCAATCGGGATGCGGTTGACGCGAGGGGCGATGATGCCCGTTTCGTAGGTTCGGGCGAGCAGTTCATTCGCAAAGTCGCTCTGAACCAGGAAACCACCGTCCGACGGGACAACCTCGCTCATGCCGGAAGGGGCCTTGGTCAGCCGCCCGTCCACCGAACCACCTGGTACGCCAGCGTTGTAAACCGCCAGCATCTGCTCACCCAGGCTCTTCCACTTCTGCTCCTGGGTCTGAGGGGAAGCGCCGCCCCCACTGGCCGCGGCAATAGCCGCCGACCTGGTAGCGGCAAATGTCTTGGCCGCTTCGTCCACCGCGTCCTTGATTGCCTTCTTCAGTTCTTCCTCGGTCATGTTGCCCTCCTTCTTATTGGAACACCGACTGAATTTCTGCTGACACCAAACGCCGAATTGCTTCGACGTCCACAACCACGTCAGGCTCCAGCCCCGCCAGGGCCTTGGAAAGTTCCAGGGCCTCCGCCCTGGCCGCGTCGTCCAGCTTTGACAGGTCAGCGACCGCCCGCCTGGCCGTAGCCAGCGCTACTTGCGGAGCCGTTTCACCAAGGGCCTGGTTCAGCTTGTCGCGGAGCGCCAGGGCCGCTTCTATCTCGCCCTCATCCTGCAACCCGCCAGCCAAAGCCCGTTCCAGGCGAATGTAGGCCTCTTCCTTGGTGTCGGGGGCCGCCGCCAGGTCAACAAACAAACCAACAGCCGAGG